TTTTTGGAAAATATACAGGTTTATTAATTTTAACCTCATCAATATCAGATAATAATTTATCTTTTAAATCCAATAAAGCATAATACATTTCTGTTTTTTCACTTAATGAAAATTTTTCTAGATCTTTTTCCTCTATTATTTCATCAAAATGTAAACCGTGTTTTGCTAAATATTTTTCTTCAAAAGTAAAAATTATTTGAGATGGATTTTGGTTCGGTAAATTAGAATATTGAAGATCACAAATATCATCATATAACTCAATTATTTGTTTATTAGTAATATTTGGATTATTTATTTTAATTTCGTTTAATTGATCTTTATATGCATCTCTTAGTTCAGAATAAATTTGAGAAATTATGTTAGGTGGTTGTTTTTTTAACCATTCAAAAGTATTTTCTCTTCCTAACCCATGTTTTCCAAAAATTCTAAAATATGGTTTTGGGTCTATATTATGGTTAAAAGTACTATATTCTCTACTAGCTAAATTATCATTAATCCATTTCCATAAAAATTCAGCAGATATTGGAGTATTGATTTTAACTTCAGGCAATAAATCTTTTATCAACCATTCAGTAAGCGATTGATCTACAATATCTAAAGCTTGTTGTTTAGTATTTCCTTTAGCTGTTCCTACTTCACCGCTTTTAATAGATACCATTGATTTAAACACGCCTTTGATTCTATTTTTAGATCGTTTATTATTGAGTTTATTTTTAATTTCTTTTAATAAATTATTAAACCCAGCATTAATATTAAAATTTTGAAATAATTTTTTTACATCATCCCAATTAGATGATTTCCATATATCTTTTCTATCTAATTCTTTGAAGTCATCACTTAACGTAACTAAACGTAATGTTAATCCTTGACTTGATAAATTAAATTCAAATTCTTGATTTTGTTCTAGGTTTGGAATGTTTTTAATACCTAAACGTTCAAATATTTGTTTGGGTTCTTCTTCTAAACACATCACTTTAGCTAAACCTAATAATAAACCTTGTACTTCTGCTGAATAATCTAAGAATGAATTTTTAAATGTTGATTCTTCTTCACTTATAGATACTATATTATCAATTTGTACAAATTGGTTTGGTATTCCTTTAATAGGGTAAAGTATAGTTACTAACTCACCTGTTGTAAGTGTTTTTTTACCTTTGTATTTTTCGCTTTGAAAAGGTACAATTAGTGAATTAGGTTGGGATTGAAGAAATTTATTTAAGTCTTGTTTACTTTTTATTTTATCTGTTCCCTCTAATTGTACAATTAAGTCAATATCACCAAAATCTTGTTTTGTTCCTGTATTATATGAGCCAGTTATTTTGGCTTTTTTGAATTCAGGATATTTAGATAGTACTTTCTCAATATAATCTTGAATTGTTTGCTCTACTGCTTGTTTTGGGATTCTTGCTCCACCTGCGCTACCTGACATTATTTCTTGTATTTAGTAAGGTTAGAATTATCTGGGAGGAATTTACCTTTTAATCCTAAACGATCCTGGTTTGCGATCCAATAATTTTGAATATCAAATGGAATATCAGCTCTTGTTGAGTCTAATATTTTTAAATATATATCTAATATTTGATTTAATTTTTCTTTAGGTAAATTTTTCTTTAAAGAATCCATTAATTCAAAGTAATCATTTATTATATCTTGAGATAAATTAAGACCAAATCCTTTATTTAATACATCTATTGCTTCTTGAGGATTTGTTGCTAAAGTTTCTCCAGTTGATTTAGAAGTAACACCAGTACTATGTTTGAATGTCATATCTAAAGCTTGAAACATAGCTAACATTAATTGTGTTCTATGTAAACCTTTAACATTATCTTTATATATATTTGAATAATAACTAAAATTTAACCAATCTAAATTACCTACATTGATATCAATTTGTACTGATTTTTCATCTATTGTTTCTCCCTTTTCGTTATACTGCGGGAAAGTACAAAATATTGACCCACCACCTGCAGCTTTTATATCTGTGTCAATATATTCAGATTTTTCTTCAGCATTAATAGCAATTAATTCTAACATGGCTCTTAATTTACTTTGAAATTCAGTAGCTGATCTTGAACGTTTTCTAATTTTATCGTATAAAGCATCGAATTCTGCTTTATCAATACCCCAATTATTTAATAATGGCGTACCATCTTTAGACATAAATTGATCAACACTCATACCTAAATCAATGTCCCCAGATTCATCTTTTTTACCAACAGATCCTAATGTATTAAATTTAAAATCAATTTTTGGATAAATTCTTTTAAGTTCAGCTGTGAATTTAGTAAGTGTGGGTTGTATGTATTCTTTTCGAATATTAGAAGTACTATCAAATACATTACCGCCTTCAGTAATTATTTCTTTTAAAAGTTGAATCAAATATACCATCCAATATTTTTATCATAAATATGTTAAACTTGCTGATTAATTTGAATTTCTGTGGGGAAATATTCTGATGTTGGCTTTGGTAAAGGGTGTTCTAATTTGTAGAGTTCATGGATATATTGGAATATTTTTAAATTTTCTTTAATAGAGCGTTCAGATTCATATATTTCCCATCCTTTTCCTTGCATGCCACCTTTTTTATCTTCTTTACGTTTAGTTGATTTAAGCCATAATATACCTATTCTTTGAATAGGCTCTTCAAATAATTCATTCCACGCTTGTGCATAAGCAGCTAATTGTAAGTCATGGCTAGTATGTAAAGCATTAGATGTTTTAATATCTAATAACCATTTTTCACCATTTATTTCTAATACTAAATCGCATGTTCCTGCATATAAATATTTGTCTGAAAATAGATGGATTTCATTTTCTATTAATGTTGGTTTGAATTTATCCCAAAATTCATGAAATTTAAGAATCATCTTCCATACATCCAATGAATATTTAGAATATCCGTTTTCATCTATTAAGGTTATTTTTTCACCTTGTAAATATTTTTCTATAGCATCGTGTACTTGAGTTCCTTCTTCTGCTGCTTTACGAGCAATTATATCAGCGTTATGACCTACGTCTTTTAAGAAATTTTCAAAAAATTTACCCTTAGGCATATATTGTAAAATACTAGTAACAGAAGGATAATATTTATTGTTTCTAACATAATATCTATTATCTAGTATATTTACTCGTTTTGAATCTGTGTCTATTTTAACAAGACGTTTTACGCTTTTTTTATGGATATTTACATTTTTTTCAATCATATTGTTTGTAATTTCTTCTCAATTAAGTTTGAGAAGGTTAAAGGATAGGTATTTTGTATAAGATTAGTAAAATTAGTAAAACCCATATCTGATGGGTCTTTTTGGTTTAAGTTTACTAGATATACTTCTTTACCTTCATTCATTAATGTTTCACAAAAATTTAATGCCTGTTTAATAGCATCTTTGTCCAAAGCAATATATATTTTATTAACAGAAGATTTAATAAGTTTCTTCATTAAATTAGATTGTATATTTTTACCTAATAAAGGTATAACATTTCTTTTTATAGCAATAGCATCAAACATTCCCTCACATAATATAATTGGTGCTTCCCAATTTATAAATAATTCTAAACCAATTATATCTCTGGATGTATCTGGGTTTTTGTATTTAATAGATGAAGATTTATCAAAATTTCTTGCTGTAAAATAATTTAATATTCCTTTAGAATCATATGAAGGAATAATAATCATATTTGAGTATTTACCATATTCACAAAATCCTATATTATATTTAATTATGTCTTCTTGTGTTATATTTCGATTTTTAAGATAATTTAATGCTTTTTGACTTATTAAGTTTTTAGGAGGATTTACAAGTGATATAAATTCTTTAGGTAATGTTAATATTGAAACAGGGATTGCTTCTTTATTAAATTGATAATCTTTAGGAATAGATTTGATTAGAAATTTAAGTTGTTCTAATTTTTCATTATCTATATGAACTTTTTTAAATAAAGTAGTTAATTTTTTACCTCTGAAAGAGCAGACCCAACATTGATATGATTGGAAATGGGGTGAGTTTTCATCTAAATTAATTTCCATTTTTAATTTGGAACTATGCTTGCAATCAGGACTAGGACAATGGTACGCTCTATTACCTTTAGAAGTATTTTTTCCTTTACCTAAAATAGAATCTAATAAATATACTAGAGTATTTTCCATATTTAAATGTAAAATAAATAAAAAAATATAGGAAGCCTAATTTAAGATAAAAAATCTTTACGATAGTAATGTCCTAAAATAGTATCGCAATATGTATCTTTTAATAATACATCTTCTTTAATTTGATAAGCTGCTTCCCAATATGTTAATAACTTTTTGGAAGTACAAAACATTAATATTTCTTTTTTAAAATTAGATTCTCCTAATTTTTTTACATCTTCTAATAAAGGTTTACAACTACCCCAATATTCAGACCAATTTGATTCTTTAATAACTAATTTTTTTGATGGTGTTCTTCCACGTTGTGTAGGTAATAAGGCCTTTTCTTTTTTACCTATTTTGATTTTAGTTTTGCTTAGAATTTGTTTTTTACCTATATATATTTTTCCATTTTTTAAATTGGTAATTTTATAAATAAAACCAAATATATTAGGATTAGGTAAATCTTCTATTTTTGATATAATTTTATTTTTATATAACCACATTTTTATTTAAATTTTAAGTACCAGAATCATAACAATATGCTTCTTCATTAGAATTTTCTAAAAATTCTTTATACCAATCTTCGTCTTCCCAAGTTTCTAACCAATCTTTGTCTAATAAACTAGCATTTTCATCTGTTAATTCATCTCCCTCCCATCCTTGTCCTATATTATTTAAAGCAATATTTATGGCTTCTTCTTCATTTTTTGCTCTTATTAAAAAATTATTATCTATTCTATTATCATATTGTAAATAAACAGTATATATTTTTAGACTAGGATTTAGAATCTTAATTTCAGCTAGTATATCTATTAATTTAATCATCTATCTATATTTATTAAAATTGTTGTATCTGTTGTAGGGGAACTTGGTAATGGTTGAGCTAATTTTCCTATTGCTAATAAATTTTGCATCTCATCATATAAACCTATTGTAGTAATAAAAGGATTAAAATATGACTCAGTTGCAAAACTATAGACACCTCCATCTTTACTACTTGATATAAGACTAGGATTTAAAGTTAAATTATATTCATTTTCTCGTATTGTACATTTATATTGAGTTTCATTAATTGTATAAGAACTAGTAAAAGAACAAGTTACATTAGATGAAGTAATAAAATTATTAATAACATCATCTGATGCAGATGTAATAGTTATTATACCATGTGGATAAAATATATTTCCTATTATATCTGAGCCGCTTAATATGTTTCCTTCTCCATCATCATTTATACTTCCGCTTTCTGCTATTAAGGAAAAAGTTGTAGGAGATATAAAATCACCAAATAAACGTACAGGGATTGATATTATTCCTATTAACGAATCTGATGCGGTTGGGAAAAATTTTGGATATGATAATGTGGATTGAAGATAATTATCATATAATGGGCTATTTACATCTCCTACTAATCTATCTCCTATTGCATCTCTTCCGGGGATTAATGTAGGTCTTAAAACATTATCCCCATAACTAGAACTTAAATAATTAGAATAATATAATTCTTTTATTGATGAATAAATAAGTCTTTGGTATTGGGTTCCTAATTGACCTGTTGTAGGATCATTTAAGGGGTTAAAAATAGAACCTGTTATGTTTTTTCCTAATAATCTATCTATACCTACAACTGGATTAATTATAGATGTATTTCCTTCAAAAGTAAAACTTTTATTTACTTCAAAAGGAGTAACAACTATATCTGATGCTAAAAATTGTTTGTATGCACTCATTCATTTTAAAAATCTAATTTAACACGTATAAGTGCCTCTTTTGTAAAATCTTTTAATAAAGGTCT